ACATACCGTAAAAAAGTAGTATACTTTGTTGTTCCCCAAACATAAAAACATCGATCGGGTTTTAATATCCTAAAACATTCTTCAGTCCAATTCATGCACCAATCTAAATAACAAGTTTCATTCGGCCATTGATTATCCCAGTCAATATTTAATACATTGAAATATGGTGGGTCAACAATAATTAAATCTATCGACTCATCTGGTATCGATTGTAAAAAATCTAAACAATCAGCATTAACTAACGTGATCACACGTTTCTCCCATACTTTGGGAATTCTTTAACTACGTCATCTTCAAACTCGTTAGTGGATATTTCACCTGCTGCCCAAGCCAATGCCCTAGTTATCAGGCTACATCCTAATTGGTCTGTGACATTTTCTTGGATGGCGAAAATCTCACTACGGTTTCTAACTTCCTTAGCTGATTTTGGCTTCTTCTTTGACCTTCTCACCGGTTCATTTTTCTTTGCAAGTTTGAAATCTTTCATTCGTTTAGCTTCTTCTACTGTGGCATCATATCCAGCCACTTTAAATATGGAAAACAAATCACGCACACCAGTTTGTTTGATAAAGCCTGCTTCGATTTCAAGTTGAATAGGTTCAGGAAGTTTAAGTGCCATAAATCTAACCTGCACCCAACCCCGTGACATACCCACTTGATTTGCAGCAGCATGCTCACTGATTCCTAATTCTTCAAGACGGGCAAGTGCCCTAGCTTCTTGCATGAATGATAAGTTTTCTCTCTTAAGATTCTCAGCAAGATTCATGACTCTAGCATCAGCTTCAGACATCGGGCCGCGATTGATCGCTGCGACTGTTTCAGCTTCATTGATAATGTGAGCCATAAATCTACGATAGCCACATACCAAACGATATGGCTTTCCGTCTTTTTTCTGATCCTGCTCAGTATCAATATAATCGGCGATTGTAACTGGTTGAATAAGTCCTTTATGCTTGATGTCTGATGCAAGTTCGTGTACGTCAATAGGCTGAATAGCCCCACGACAATTAAACTCAGCGTCCGCATTGATTTCTATCATCGGAATATATTGAACTAACAAATCCATACCATTACTCCTAAATATCCCATTGTTCCTGAAAAGTTTCTAAACAACGCTCACAGCGCCATCTAGTCATTTCTGAATGACCGCTATTATATTCCCGACCAGCTACGTTATTGTATCTGTATAAACAAAGTCCTTAAAATAAGATGAGCCAGTTGGGATTCGAACCCAAATAACCGGTTAAATTTCAGTCATTGACCTACTTGGGGCGGCGTCCTACCTTTAGACGACTGGCTCAAATTTAGCGGGAGCAGGTCAGAAATACGATTGCGTCTACAATAACACGACACGTATCCCTGCCTGCCACCCACTTGGTTCTTAGCGATTATCACCATCACCACTTAATGTTCCTCTTTTTGATCTACTATCTAACATAGCTAAATTTTGTCTGGCAACATCTTCTAGTGGTATATCTATAGCTGTAGCTAACGCAGCAACATAGTATAAACAATCACCCAGTTCATGTATAATTTGTTCTCGACGTTCAGGTGTTAATTCGCCACCGTCATCACGAAAAATCTTTTTAATTTTGTTACAAAGTTCACCAGCCTCTCCAGTAAGACCTAATGACGGATAGATTACTGGATGTCCAATGATTGGGGCTACCCAAAATCTTTTTGTACCTGTCTGAAATTCATTTAATCCAAACATTTTGCTAATTCTCCCATAGAGACATCTTGCAAGCGTTTCTTTTTATTAAGGTTCTTCATCACTAATTTATCCGTGGGCAGATGTATAAGGTCAATAATCGTCGCACCTTTATTCACGTCCATACCCATACGGTGAATACGATCAGTGGACTGTTGCCTAGCTTCGCCGGAAAAATCATTTGAAAAATATAATGCAGTTGGGGAAGCTGTCAATGTTAAAGCCATCCCACCAGCACGCGGGTGGCCTACAAAACACACCCTAGGATACTTCACAAGTAAGTCTCTGTAATTTGGATCTGATAAATCCATTGCAGAAAGTAATTCATCAGTATTAAGAGGCTCTTTTGTGGCGGATAATCCAACATACCCACGTCCATCTACTTTCAATGTTGCCCATCCAAATTTATGTGCAAGCCCTACCAACCTATCAATGGTGCCTGTAAATCCACCCCATACCACAAACCTGCCACCATCTTCGTGCTCATCAAGAAGGTCAATAAATGCTTGATCTTTGGGACAGTCAATTTCTTTAGTAGCTCTACGATATTCTGGTACACTACCTGTTCCACCACAGTATGGACAATCAATTAACTGATTCTCAAAATCTTCCTCTTTAATATCCTGTGGCTCATTTAATTCTATCTCTACCACTGGCATCGGCATATCTACTTTTTTCTCACCCTTACAATTTGGACAAACTTGTGTACCAATCATTTCATCAGTATACTGGAATCCGTCTGAAAGTTCTCGCAATAGCGTAAGGGCTTGAATTGCTCTTGGTGATGTTTTAGTGATGAGTTTGGCCGTTCGCAGGATTGAAACAGTCGGCTCAACCATGATGGTGGTGTACTGCTTATCAGGTAAATCAAGGCAATCTTTTTTAAACTGGACAAGAACTAACCCCTTCATTCGTTTGTATAAGAATGAGACTTCGTTTACTGACGGCTTGAAATCATGGAGGCTGGTATGATTAATATGACCACTAAACTCTCCACACTCCGCACATTTATTTTCATCGTCTAACCAAGTGAGCAAATGTGGATACACACCACCAGATATAGATTGCCGTTCCTCTGTCAGACATAATCGTCTTTTGAACTTTCCAACATCACCCTCTTTAATGAACCCCGGACAAGCTACTTCACACTGATTCCACCAGTCAACTGGCGTCTTAGGTGCAGGTGTCCCGGACATCAGAATAACGTAACCATTTTCACGATGCTCTTCACGGACAGCATCAGCAAGCTTTAAAGCCGCAATACTACGCTTAGCCGTTGGTGTTTTAATTTTGGAACTTTCATCAAAGATTACTAATTTTGGAGCGGGTACCCCGGAAATCCAATTTGTCATTACTTTTCTAAGACCTTCATAAGTATACATCTCTGGTCTGATCTTTGAATCCCATTGGTTGAATTGTCTGTTAACTGCAATAATTCCAGACTTCGGGCCGACATACCATGCTTCATCACACGTTACACCGATGTGTTCCATTACTTCAATCGCAGCTAATGTTTTACCTGTACCCATCTCACACGCGAATATACAATAGTGTCGTGTAAGCGCATGCCTGACCATTTCTATTTGATGAGCATACAAGGGTCTTGATGTTGAGAAATCAACATACTCACCATCATACGCCGCATATGGATTTAATCCTTGTAAAAATTCAAGTTGAAAATTGTTCCTTATTGAATTGGCTATGCTCCAAATCTTTCTTGGATTTGAATCATCATACCCGTGCCACTTATGTCCTTGCATAGTTTTAACTTCAGCAATCATACCACGGTGAAAAGGAAATTTGACAAAGATACGTAGACCTTTATAGCATAGCGTAACCTTTATTTTATACTTACCTAAGACTACTCTTATTTCTTTTACGCTATCGTATTCCATTTTATGCCTTTATAATATGGTATCCGTACCACATAACATTATTATTGATTTTACGTTCAACATTTTTAATTACTTTTCCGCCCACATTTTCTACCAACCCAGTCATTTGGAATGGTCTACGCAGCATACCACCCCTTTCTTCATGCCGTATTGTAAATTCCTGTGGATGATTTTTTGCATCTGCAAATTGTAATAAAAATCTACCATTATCCATTAGTGACTTAATTACATATGTAAGTTGATCCTGCAAATCGGTATCATTCATATGTTGGGCTACAAGATGAGAAATTGCAAGGTCAAAATAATTAGCTGGTAAAAGCTTTATCTCACTCGAATGTACTGTAGTTGCCCATTGTGATGCAGTCTTAAGCGCTTGTTGTGAAATATCTAATACTGTTAGATTTTTACCAACATCATCCATCTGTTTTGTTGCTACACATGTGCCACATCCAATCTCAAGAATATAGTGAGCTTTATTGTATACATCTTCTGCATCAAAGAACTTTAAATAGCTGCTTAATGCCGAAGCAGTTAGCCATCTCCTATTTGCACTTTTATGGGCTGTCTCCCACCAATCTTGTATACTCATTTCTTTTTCCTTAAAGTAAACACATCGAGCTCCATGTTAAGTTTGTCATAATCTTTCCACAAAGATTTGAATCCATAACTTTCTAAGTAACCAAGACAACTACACATTACTTCACGGGCTTCAAATACGAATAATCCCGTACAAATATTGATTACTGCATCTCGCCACTCGGTTAGTGATCCATATAATATAACAAAATAACCCATTTCGGATCGCTTAGAAGCTATATGCAAGCGTGACTGTGTTGAAACGGTGATTAAAGCTTCCTCACCCATACCAGTGATAAAACCAAAACTTGTGAGATCAAAAGCTAACCCCGTACTATTTGCTAGAATACTACGGGGTTGATCTTTGAAATCTAAAATTGATGTGAAAGCACAAGGTCTATTTAATTGTATTCCTGATGAGTCTAGACATCTAGTTGGGCTTTCATTAAATACAGATTTATACACTCGTATATAGGAATCCCAATTAATGTCTGGGCTGATTACAGGAATAACTTTGGGCATATTTATTAAACAGAGTGCCGGCCATGCATTCTGACCGGCACCCCATCAACTCCAATTACCGTGCGCGACCCTGATCTTCTTGTTCGTCAGCGGTGGCCGATTCAACTTCGGACTTCGGTGGATTGAGGAATCTTTGGACTACCTCATCAAAGTCCTCTGGAGTGGGCGAACTCTCAAAAGGTGTTGAACATGCGACACAAGTTGGAACAAACCACTTGAACTTAGCATTATGGGCTTGGAAACTTTTGCAAGTTACCTTTTGCCCCAGAATTGCTTTAAAGACAGGTGTCTCACGCCGGGAAGAGGGACTTCCTAAGAACAATGTTGCAAAAATAGCTTGCTCATTCATCCAAACAAGAAATTCTAACCCGTACATTGCTTTACCGATCTTGTTATCTGATCTGTCCTGAATTGCTTGGAATGTCGGATTTTCAGGATCAAAACACGACAAGACAACTTCACCAATATCCAAAGCTTTCGGACGGACGGAAATCAGTTGAACATCAATTTCCTCACCAAGATCAACATAAGCAGAATCTCTAACAAGTGCGTAGTGATTCACAGGAAATTCACCACTTTTACACTTATCAGCATTAGCTGTCATCAACTGTAATCTAGGCAAATACTTTCCAGAAGTGATTGCCTTATCCAATGCTTCTTCTGACGCAACAGAAGGTATGCCACCAGCCGGTAACGTTGCTAAAGGATTCTCATCGACTACAGCAGGTATGTCTGATTCTTGTTCGCTCATTATCAATACCCTTAATCAATATTTAAAAGTAGTAGGTGCCCCACATTGGGCACCCACCGATTAAACAATCAACTACGCTTTCTTCTCACCAGCGAGTTCCTTCGCCTTTTCCTCAGCAGCCACAGCCGTCTTAGCCGCCTCTACCTGATCCTTCTTTGCCTTGTCCTCTTTTGCTCGCGCCTTCTTCGCAGCCTTCTCAGCCGTTACCATTTCCTTGGCCTTAGTGTCAGCGTCATGCTTGGCGATCTGAGCCTTTTTGCTTTCCGGATCAAAGTTAATGACCCAAGCAACACCCAGTCTAAATCCGTCGGTAGGAGTCTTGGCACCAGTCGACTTGATTAGAACATTAGCGACCTTGCCACTCTTGTCTTTGTCTCCAAGACCTAACTCATTACGGATTTCCTTAAGCTGACGAAGATGGGGCTGCGGCATGAACTTAGCCGGCTCCGCTGCCTTACCCGCTCGCTTGGCATCCCTGACTTCTTTCAGTCTGACCTTAACAGCCGGAATAAACAGATTCGGAGCATCAGTGATAGCCCTCTGAAGGAAGTTTGCATGCTCCTCAATGGGCAGCTTTGCAAGGGCGACGGCGTTTCCCAACTTGATTTTACCGGAATCGATTAACTTTTGAATATCCGGATTATCAATCTTAGTAAGCTGCAGACGATCTGAAATCCATTGCGGACTTTTCACCAATTTGCCAGCTAACTCTGCGACTGTCATAAGCGGATTCATTCCGAGCAACTGCTGAAGATGCTTACTATATTCGGTCGGCTTAGTATCAACCTTAACCGAATTCATAATCACCTGCAACTCAAGCGCTTCGGCATCATCCAACGTCAACACATTAACATTGATTTTGTCAAGTCCGGCATCCTTCGCAGCCGTATACCGATGCAGACCATCAATCAACTCATAGAACTTTACCTTTGTCTCTTCATCCGTTTTCACACGCACGGACACAGCGCCAATAAATCCTCTCGTTTTAATACTATCGACAATCTGAAGATATTTTTCAGATTTTCTGCTAACCGAACGCAGAGCAACAGGGTTTTCCCTGATTTCTGCAATCGGCAGACCCTCAATGAGAGCCATAGGTGCATCCGACTTCTTTGTCCCTTCACTCATAACGATTCTCCAATCAGAGTTGAAGTAAAATCAAATCAACCCACACAGTTGATTTGATTACCCGCAAGCCGTTCTCGCGGTTTTATGGTAGTGAATGTACGCCCACGGTACTATACAATATCCTGCCGATATCGTCCACTTTTATTCATGTCTTACTGACTCTTTTTTAACCCCTTTATATATAATGTATAGTCTATTCATTCTAATATAAAACTTTATAAAAAGAGTAAGTAAGAAATAATGTAAACCGTTATAAGCTCATAAGTTAGAAATAAAATGGACAAAATGGATAGGATATTGTATAGTATAATGCCGAGTGTACTATATTCTACGATTGATTTGATTATGCTGATTATATAATCAAATCCCACAATCATTATCCCATCCGGAGTTTGATTTTGCCCACCAAAACAGAATCGGTATCTAAATTTTTATTGGCATCCACACATCCTGATTTAGCCAATCTATATAATAAAGGAATGGAATGTCAGGTTAATGTGGCACAGGATGCAGGAGAACACATCGAAGGTGAATATATGGGGAGAAGGTGGCAGGGATTTACCGATCACTTTACAACATGGAAATCTTTTAGAATCCCCTATCATGCAAACACTGAACCAGAATATACTGATTCTAAAATTAGTTTTGACTTAGCTGCCCATGCTGAAGCTATTGGTATGACTGGTTGGGATTGGGCAAATCAGTGTAGTAAATGGGTAGCCTTCGACTTCGATTCAATAATCGGCCATTCAGATAGACATGCAGGAAACCTAACCGATGAAGAACTCGCAGAAGTTCAAAAAGTTGCTACTACCCTACCGTGGGTCACAGTTAGAAACTCTACTTCTGGAAGAGGCTTACACATCTACGTTTTTCTCCAAGATATTCCCACTTCCAATCATACTGAACATGCTGCACTTGCAAGAGCAGTCCTCGGAAAAATGTCAGCAGAAACAGGTTTTGATTTCAACACCAAAGTTGATGTCTGTGGCGGCAACATGTGGGTCTGGCACAGAAAAATGGCCGGCACCAATGGATTAGAATTGGTGGCTGGGGGCGCCGCCCTTACAGAGATTCCAATCAATTGGCGTGACCATATTAAAGTCGTAACGGGGAAGACAAAACGGATTTTACCAATAGATATACCTGAGCCAGAGAGAGACAAATGGGAAGAACTTTGTGGCCAGCGATATAAAGTTAAACTTGATGTTTCGCATCAGGCACTAATTAAGTGGCTCTCGGATAATAATGCAAGCGCATGGTGGGATCAAGACCACTGGATGCTTGTTACACATACCGCTCATCTTGCTGATGCTTATGAGGAATTAAATTTAGTTGGTAAATTTGAAACTCTTGCAGCAGGAACAGAGAAGGGGCATGACCATAACTGTTTCCTGTTCCCGATGCGTAATGGTGCATGGGCGGTACGTAGGTATTCATATGGTGTGCAAGAACATCCATCGTGGGAACAGGATGGTCAAGGCTGGACTAGATGTTACTTCAACAGGAATCCTGATCTTGCAACAGCCGCCAGAACGTTTGGTGGATTAGAAGATCCGAAAGGTGGTTTTATTTTCCGAGAAGCGTCAGTAGCAGTAAGCGCAGCCCGATTATTGGGGATTGAAATAACTATAGACCCCGCATATTCATCCCGCGAAACTGTTCTTAAACAACATAAAGATGGTAGATTAGTTGTTGAAGTTCAGCAAAGTGATTTTGATGTTGCTGACAACATGCAAGGTTGGTTGCGTAAGGGTAAAAAACCTTGGATGCGAATATTCAATATCAAAACATCCGCACCAAATGAAATGGAGATTGGAAACCACGATAAGCTTATTCGCCATTTGATTACGGAATCAGGTGAGGATTATGGTTGGCTAATAAAAGCCAATGATAACTGGCAAGAAGAACCATTAACACACATCAAGTTAGCATTATCCTCAACAGGATTAAAGCAACATGAAATTACAACTATCCTTGGTTCCTCTATTTTTAAATGTTGGAAACTTGTCAATCTACCTTTCCAACAGGAGTATTCGGGCAATAGGCAATGGAATCGAAATGCCGCACAATTTAAATATACACCATCTACCAATGTAGAAGATTTAAGTTATCCCACATGGATGGCTATTCTGAAACATTGTGGTAGTGGACTTGATCATTCAATCAAAACACATCCGTGGTGCCGAGCAAATGGGATATTAGCTGGTAGTGATTATCTTAAAGTGTGGGTGGCAGCATTGTTCCAGCACCCTACAGAACCACTCCCATATTTATTCCTATATGGCCCACAGAATAGTGGCAAATCAATTTTTCACGAAGCATTAAGTGAGCTACTTACAAAAGGTTACCAGCGTGCTGACCATGCACTTTCAAATCAGAGTGGATTTAATGGTGAACTTGAAGGTGCAATAATTTGTGTTGTTGAGGAAACTGATTTACGCCGCAATAAAAATGCCTATAATTTAATTAAGGATTGGGTGACCGCAAGAGAAATAAACATCCGGGCACTATACAAGAATCCCTTTCATGTCAAAAATACCACGCATTGGATTCAGTGTGCTAATGACCATCAAGCTTGCCCAATTTTCACTGGTGACACCAGAATAACAATGTCGTATGTTGAGGGGTTAGATTTAGCTGACCTTATACCTAAACGACGTATAATTACTATGCTACAGAAAGAGGCACCAGATTTCCTAGCAGCCATTCTTAATCTAGAGATTCCAGATTCCGGTGACAGACTATTTGTGCCGGTAATTGATTCTGAAGAAAAACTCATTGTCCAAGAACTTAATCAGACAGATTTAGAATTCTTCATTGTTGATAAATGCACACCAGTTGCTGGCCATATGATTAAGTTTAGTGATTTTTATGCTAAGTTCCAAGAGTGGGTAGATCCAAATTCTATCCACAATTGGTCTAAGAAACGAGTGAGTAAAGAGTTACCACCGCAGTTCCCCAAAGGCAGGCTCAAAGTTAATAATCAAGTTCATATTGGAAATATTGCATGGGCAGGAACTTCTAAAATTATACCGGAGTCAAGATTTATATTAGACGGCCCGTGGCTAATTAAGGAGAAAGAATAATGATTGAAGAAATCATGAAATTTTTAACTCCTGAAAAACGCCATCAACTGATGATTGCTTTTAATGATGAGTTTACCGATACTATTGATTTACCGGACGGCAAATTTATTGGAGTTAATATTTTAGAGAATCCAGATATTGAAATCATCGAAAGAAAAGGTAGTTTTGTTTTTGGTAAAGTTAAGAAAGGAAATTGAAATGGATAATTGTACACTATGCGGTAAAGAATTAAATGTAGATGGAAAATGCCATAATGTCACATGCCCCAATCAGGATACTGGCCCACTTGCTGATTCTGGCAATCGGACTGATGTAGCTGGCACCGGGGGACTTAGAGACATGCAACCGAATAAGGGTCGATTTGACTTACTACCCATCTTTGGAATACAACAGGTCGCCATCCACTTTGGAAATGGGGCCAAAAAATATTCCCCAAGAAACTGGGAAAAGGGTTTACCCCTGTGGAACTATGTTGATTCTGGTAGCCGACATTGCCACAAGGTTATTGGTGGGTTGATTGACGAGCGTCACGATCGCGCATGGGCATGGAACGCTATCGCGTACTTAGAAACTAGAGAACGGATTATTCGTGGTGAGCTTCCTATGGAACTTACAAAAGATATGCATCAGAATATTATTAATCAAATTATGGAGGAACAGCATGCCCGAGGATAAGTTACTAGATATAGTAATAAATGGTGATGCATTAGTTGCCTTAAAACAATTGCCAAGTGAAAGTGTTCATTTGATTATAACATCACCACCCTATAACTTAGGCATCAAATATAAAAGTTGTTTTGATAATTTGAGATACCTTGAATATTTGAATTGGCTGAATACTATATGGATAGAAGCAGAACGTATCCTGATTACTGGTGGTAGAATATGTATAAACATAGGTGAAAATAAGCGGTCAAATATATCAATCCCAACATACGCAGCATTTATAAATCAACTTATTAATCTTAAAATGCTATATAGAGGAACTATAATTTGGAATAAAAATAATGCGGCTAAACACTGTGCATGGGGCAGCTGGTGTAGTCCATCTAATCCGCATATAGTTCCAAGACATGAATATATATTAATATTTTGTAAAAATAGTTATAAATTAGATGGTGATTCATTTAATTCAGATATAGTTGATACTGAATTTATGGAATATACCCGTAGTATATGGTGTATTGGTACAGAAAAGAAAACAAAGATAGGACATCCAGCACCATTTCCATTGAAATTACCGCAGAGATTAATTAAATTTTATTCATATACCCATAATATTATACTTGATATGTTCAGCGGTAGTGGTACTACTGGTATTGCTGCGAAACAATTAAATAGACATTTTATACTTATTGATAATTGTTTAGAATATTGTAAATTGGCACAAGATAGATTTAGAAAAGAATTTAATGATTACCCAATCATTATTAATCAAATGGTGGAGGAACAGCATGCCCGATGAACCAAGCATCCTTAGTCTGCTTCAGGACTTGGATAAATTTGACGACGAGAAATCTAAGGATACTATTCTCAAAGTTCCATTTGCTTATCCGGGTGGCAAGTCAAAATCAGTTCAACATATTCTGCCGCTACTGCCATACCGTGATGCATACATCGAACCATTTGGCGGGTCTGCTGCTGTACTATTATCCAGACACACTAGTAAGTTAGAAGTTTTCAATGATAGGTATGCTGGCGTGGTAGCTTTCTATCGTGTCATGCGTGATAAAGATAAGATGGAACAATTTTCAGACCTGATTGATTTGACAATCCATTCCCGTGAGGATTTTGTCTATTGTCATGAAACATGGGAAACTGCACAAGATGATATACAGCGGGCATTTAGATGGTATTATATGTCTGCCTATTCATTCGGTAGTATGGGAAGAAACTTTGGTAGAGCCACATCTTCACATGGAACATTATCTGGTAAAATAATCAATAAACTAGAATTGTTCCCACTTATCCACGAGCGGTTTAGAAAAGTCCAAATTGAAAATCAAGATTGGTATGATTGTTTAATCGACTATGACAGGATGGGCGCGGTATTTTATTGTGACCCACCGTATCTTGAAGCCTATGCCGGAGCACATAAACATATAATGACTATTGATGATCATCATGCACTATTGACAACAGTATTTAATATGAAAGCTTTTGTTGCCATGTCTGGTTATAGTAATCCACTGTATGAAGAACAACCTTGGGATAATAGATATGAATGGGAATCATTTGTTAGCTTAAAATCAGCGGCATATACAGAAGGAAATAAAAAAGCACACTTAAAGCATGATGACGCGCGTCAGCATGCTACAGAAGTTCTCTGGATTAAGGAGGCAAAAATATGACGAAAGACGAGGAACGTGATTTTGCAGATAGTATTAAATTTACTTTGATTTTATCCGCACTCGTAATTGGACTGTCTATAATTGCACTAACAGTCGCCGGTATTGGGAGTTAAATTGTGAGCAATTCAATGCAACACTGGAATGGTCATCAATTGTGTGCAGTTGATATTGAAGCTACTGGAGAAGATCCATTTTTTCATGAAATGATTCAAATAGCAATTTTACCACTCGATTCTAACATCGAACGCCGTGAAGATGTCCCACCATTTTACATAAATGTTATTCCAGATTATCCGGAACGGGCGAATCCTGAAGCTATGGCTGTAAACAGATTAAAGTTCTCAGAGATTGCTAAATCAGGATTGGACAGAGAAAAAGCCAAAGACGTTCTTGTTGAGTGGGTGGATAGACTAGACTTGCCATTTACAACGTATGGCAACAGGAAAAAGATAATTCCACTAGGTCAAAATCTATATTATGATATACCATTTTTAAAGCGGTGGTTGGGAGTAGACGGATACGATGACATCTTTTATCCTTGCCCGGTTGATACAATGGTAGTTGCCGCCCATAAAAATAATAGGGCAGCATGTCATGCTGACCATGTGCCCTATCCAAAAATCAATTTAGCATATCTTTGCAATATTGAAGGTGTTGACAAATTCAAGAAACATGACGCTTTACAAGATTGTGTAGCTACGGCCGATCTCTATCGAAGAATGTGTTATCGCGGTCTGATTGAATTTGACTAGGCTCAGGCTCAGAGATCCAAGTTAGGAGGATGCCGCTTGCGGCATCCTCTATTTTTTTACGATGAGAGAGAAATCTATTAGGATTTCCACCATCCTTAGATTCATGCTCCAAGCAACTAGCATAATCAGTA